AACAGAGCTAGATGAAATCATTGATTTGATAAAATTGAAAAAAATTAAATTTAATGAAATAACTAGAAACTTTGAAATGAAAGGCCAGGAAATGACAGATAGAGAAATGGCGCAATTTTATTCATTAGTTTGGCATAAAATAGATGAAAAAATATCTAAAGATAAAGTTTGGACTTTAATACAATCAAAAGAAAATACACCTAGTTTCAATCCTATTCATGACTTCTTTTTAAACAATCAAAATATCATTCCGGAAAATGAATTTGATAAACTAAAATCATGTTTTACAATAGACGCGCAAATTTTCAAAGATGAGGAGTTTTGGAATATTGAAGACTATTTGGATATCTATTTAAAAAAATGGTTGCTTGGTATTATCGGTTCTAGTTTTGGGACTTATTCGCTTATGATTTTGGTATTGGTAGGAGAACAAGGAGTAAGAAAAACAGAATTTTTTAGGAATTTACTACCAAAGGAACTTCGTAAATATTACGCTGAATCAAATTTGGATGAGGGTAAAGATTCTGAAATTTTAATGTGTAAAAAATTGTTAATTGTAGATGATGAATTTGGAGGAAAATCAAAAAAAGATGCTACAAAATTGAAGCGTTTATCTTCACAACAAACATTTTCTATTCGCGCGCCTTATGGTAGAATAACGGAAGATTTAAACCGTTTAGCAGTGCTTGGTGGAACTTCAAATGATAGCGAAGTAATAAACGATCCAACCGGAAACAGACGTATAATTCCAATTAACTTAATTGCTTTTGATATTGATAAATTTAAAGATATTGATAAGACAAAATTATTTATTGAATTGTACAACGAATGGAAAATTGATCCTCAAGGTTGGTTTTTAGAAAAAGGAGAAATAGACTTTTTAAATCAATCAACTTTAAAAAATACTGAGGTTTGGCAAGAAGAGGATTTAATTTCTAGGTACTGCAAATTTGACCAATATAATTACATGACTTCAACGGATATCAAATTGGGCCTTGAAAAGCAATTTCCATCACTTCGCACAAACACAAAAAGAATTGGCCAGGCACTTAAAAAAGTTGGAATAGAACAAGAAATGAAAAAAATAAATGGAAAATTAATGCGCGTTTACCGTTTACAAATCGATTTATAACAACATCTGTAAACCTTAACTATTTAAATATCAGTATGGAGTTTACAGTTACAGATAAAATGAGTTTTTTTGTTAGGATAGCCAACGTGAAAAAAAAATTAAAAAAAAAATTAAAAATATTTTCATGTAGGTAAATATGTAAAATAATGTGTTAATCTGTAAATCTGTAAACTCGGCATTGTGGCACAGATAGTTAGAGGTTTACAGATGGTATACAGATGGTATACAGATAAAAATTAAAAATATGCTTAGAAATTATCAAAATTTGGCAATTGACCAAATAGAAAAAATAAACGGAAATGTAATGTTACAGATGCCAACAGGAAGCGGAAAAACATTTACATTTTGTGAATTGGCAAAAAGACACTTTGCTGAAAATATTCAAAAAGTACTAATCGTTGTACATAGGCAAGAACTTTTGCAACAAGCGTTTTTATCACTTGGAGAAAAATGTTTTAAAATTGAAAAAGGAATAAAAGTAATTCCGCATGATTACGATTTTTATGTGGCAATGGTTGAAACATTAAACAGACGAATAGATAAACTTCCTGGTTTTGGTTTGGTTATTATTGACGAAGCTCACATAGGAAATTTCAGAAAGTTACCATTTTTTGACAAGGTCGAAACAAAAGTTGTTGGAGTTTCTGCAACACCGGTAAGCGAAAAACCATTAATAGAGTATTTTCATAATTTAATAATGCCTACAAATATTCCTTATTTGATAGAAAATAAATTTCTTTTGAATTGTGAAGTTTATGGTTTTGCAAGTGATCTCGTTTCAAAGCAAAAATTTAAAATAAGAGGTGGAGATTTTGACGAAAAAGAAATGGAAGATTTTTATTCGTCTGAAAAAATGGTTAAGAATGTAATTAATGCGTATTGGTCCAAAATAGCTGGTAAAAAGACAATCATTTTTAATGTAAATGTAAATCACAATTTAGCTGTTTTTAACGCATTTAAAAATGAAGGTCTTAATGTGTATTCAATTACTGGAGAAACGCCCACAAATGAAAGGAAAAAGGCAATAGAGGATTTTAAAAACGATGCGCATGGAATAATGTGTAATGTAGGAGTATTAACAACAGGTTACGATGAGCCAACAGTTGAGGCTATTGTTTTAAATCGTGCTACAAAATCTTTGCCTTTGTATTTACAGATGATTGGTCGAGGTTCGAGGTTAAGTCAAAATAAAGATAAATTCTTTGTTATTGATTTGGGTAAAAATACAACTAGACATGGTTTTTATGATGATTTTTTTGATTGGAAAACTATGTTTGAAAAAGGCACTAAAAAAGAAAAGAAAGGAAACAAAGAAAGCGCAGCACCAATTAAGGAGTGTCCAGGTTGTGGATTTATGCAACATACAAGAAAAGTTGTTTGTGAAAATTGTGGGCATGATTTTGAAGAAGAAAGAGAAAAGCAAGCTAAAGAAGAAAAGGACCAACAGTTATTTTTATTGACTAGAGATAGACCAATAAACATTCCGACAGATAAACTTTATCAATTAGCTGAAGAACGTTCCTGGAAACCATACGCAGTACTTCACAAAATTGCAGAACACATTGTCAACTATCAAATAAAATATGAAAGCGTTGTAACAAATGAATATAGCAATAGTATGGGAATTATTGAACTAGAAAAATGGTGCAAGAAATACGATAAAAAAAATAACGGTTGGCATAAAGAATTTATAATAAATTTACTAGATGAAAAAAGACGAATCAAAAATACAGCAAGAAATAGTAATGTGGTTTAATAACACTTATTGTTTAAAAAATAGTGATCCACAATGTTTAATTTTTAGCGTTCCCAACGAGGGAAAAAACGCCAGGGAACAAATGTATAAAAAAGCATTAGGCATGAAATCCGGAGTAAGTGATTTAATTGTTGTTATTCCAAATAAAATTTTATTCATTGAGTGTAAAGATGAAAAAGGAAAGCAAAGAGAAACACAAATTGAGTTTGAAAATAGCGTTAAAAAATTAGGTTTTGAATATCATTTAGTTAGAACGCTTGCAGAATTTCAGGATATAGTTAAAGAATATTTATAAAATATTAGTTTATTAAAATAATAGTGTTATATTTGACGTATGAAAAAGAATGAACGTAACGCGGGACGTAAGGCAATCAAAGACGGCGTCCAGGTACAAGTTAGGATAACACGAAAAAACGTGCCTACATTAAAAGAATTTGCAAAGACATTGCAAGAGTTTGAAACGAAAAAAACGAAAAAAGATGAGTGATTCATTATTATTTACGGCAATTTCTTTTATGTTTGTAGCATTAGCAATTACGATTATCAAAGCTGATAGAAAGCCAAAGTGGGAAATTAGGTACATTAACGGTTGGTTTGTTATTCAGCACAGTAAAAGTAAAGAGCCAATTCAGAGATTCAGAAATCAAGAACAAGCAGAAATTTGGTTTAACGAAAATTGTAATCAATTATGAAAACTGGTATTTATTGGTTTGCTTTTCTAAGCGAACAAGAACAAAGGGAGTTTAGGATAAATTGTGATGATTTTTACGAATACATGGGTTCAGAAATAGAAAGTTTTGAAGATTTTATAGACTTTGCTTTTGATTGGATTGATACACCTCAAGGAACTTCAAATTGGCGTGAAATATCTAAACGCAAAGTACAATGATTAGCGCTACACAATTACAGTCTTTGGAGTTTGAGTTTAATGAACGTTTTGAAAGATACGAATTAATTGATATTACCGTTGAATTTTTTACAGATGAAACAGTAATTAAACTTTTTGATTTTCAGTTGTACGGAATAAGAGATGTTAGGGATTTAACAAAATTAATTGAATTGGTTTATGGAAGCTAAAGATATAAAAGTAAAATTTGAATATTGGGATTATCATTGTAGTGACGGATGTTGTAGTGATTACGGCATAAAACTATATGTAAATGATGTAGAGTTAGAGCACCCTGATGAAAAACAACATAACAATGGCTATCTAGGAGATGACGCTAGGACTGGCATTCATGCTGTATTAAAGCATTTAGGTTATAACGTTATAATTGAAGAGATATGAAACCAGGAGAAAAAGCACTAGAGTTAATGAAAAGGTTTAATGAGCCTACTATGCAATGGGACGAACTAGACGGATTTATAGCAAACAGATACGCTGCTAAAACGTGCGCATTAATTTTATGCGATGAGTTAATAGAATTTGAAAAACAAATCATTTTGCAATTAGAAAAAGACACACATTTAAAAGGTGGGGTATTAATAGTTAAAAATTTACTTTGGGAACAAGTTAAACAAGAAATCGAGAAATTATGAATGAAGCTAAAGAGAAAGAAAAAGCGAAAGAATTAGTGAATAAATATTATGATTCTTTGCCACAATGGGTAAATGGTAACGATGCCAAACAATGCGCTTTAATTGCAGTTCAGGAAATACTATGTTCAAATCCGCACAGCAACCCATTAACAACTGAAGTTTATTCAACCATGTTATTTTGGAATAAAGTTAAAAATGAAATCGAAAAGTTATGAGAAAATTTAACAGAAACGAACCGCTTGGTAAAAACTTTGAACGAATGATTTACGGAGTTGCAATAGTTGTTATTTTTGCAATAGTTGCTAAATGTAGCGGAGTAATGCCGAAATGATATGAACGATAAAAAAGAATTGATTAAAGCTTGGCTTGAGATATTCGGGACTGCATACCTAGATTCTGACAATATCACATGGAAAATTATTGACGGTAAATTAATCGGTAAACGAAGCGTTTTGACTTTTGATTTACACACCTGTTGGCTTGAAGAAACCGATATTAAAAATGTGAGATCCTGGTGGTGTGGTAAAGATTCTGACTATTCAGAGATATTTTAAAAATAAATTGTAAATTTGATAATATGTTAGTATTTGAATTTTCAACAGATCCAAATGGTATTCAGTCACCAAAAGAAAAAGCAACTGAAATTTTGTGTAGGTTAGTATCTTTGTTTGAATACGATGAAATGATTTATTTTATTGGTAATGAAATGGAAATGCAAAAATCAATCAAACCTTTTGCACTAACTATTGTATGGCAATTGAAAAATGAAATTAAAAAAGTAGGAGTAAATTCTGATGAATATTGGAACGAAGTAGAACGGGAAATAGATGAAATAATTGATTTGATAATATGAAAAGAAAGGAACTTAAAAAATTGCCAGAGGTATCAGACGAAAAAATGATTCGTGTTGCTAAAGATTTCTTATCTGAATTTAACAACAACAAAGAAATGGCATTGATTTCATTAAAACAAATTCAAAGGTATGGAGCTTCAAATCTTTGTTTTATTATCGGTTGGATTGATTTTGATAACGGTTATAAAAAAGGTTATTTTACTGAACAAATGTATGCTTTTGAATATTACCACAGAATACAAAAAATAATAATTGATTTATGATTTTAGCTCTTAAAGTATTCTTAATAGCGTGGCTTATTACGCATTTTGAGCCACTACAAGAAAGGATTCAACGTTTATACTTAATTAAACGTCTTGAATTAGTAATCGACATTGTAACGTGTTTTAAGTGCTTATCTTTTTGGAGTGTGCTAATTGTTACGTGGAATGTTTATTATGCTATCTTTGCATCGTTAACGGCTTATTTATATGATTCTATCACAGAGCGAGATTGAAACTTGGACGACGCACCCGAGTGACAGTAAAAAGGATATGTTGACCTGTCAGCGTATCTTTTTGTCTTATAACAATTCGGCAGTTTATTACTGCATGTGTGCAAAGACCAGGCGTAAAATGAAGCGTGTTGAATTTAATGAATGGTATGAACAAGCAACAAATTGACACCTACATAAATGAAAATTATACACTACTTCAAAAGGTAGCCAGTGACTTTGTGCGACGAAAAAAACGAAACTACGATCCTGAAATAGTTATTTCCGAAGCCTATATTTACATTCTAAAAATCAAAGATAGGATTACTACAGTCGGACAACTGCAATCGTATTTTATTAGCAAAATAAATCTAGAAGTAAGCAAACAAAACAGCTCAATTAACTACTTATTCAAAGAGCGTACAAGCGAACTGATAGGTATAGAAAGACAGGAAGATAACGATATCCTATTACAGATAGAACACGACATCAAAAGAAACAGCCAAAAGGCACAGATTGAAAGTTACAAATTAAAGATTAACGATCAGTTTGATAAAATCATTTTTGATGCGTATTTTTACAAAAGGAAAAGAACAGTAAGGGACTTCGCTAGTTACTTTAATCTAAGTAAGCAAACAGCAAACGACCTAATAAACGAGTTAAAATTTAAAATTAAAAATCATGGCAAAATTTAAAACAGAATTTGAAAATTGTACGGTAACAGTTAATTCACCTGCAGTGGGTAAAATCACAATTAACACCGCAACGGTAAACCCTAATCACTGGGTAAGCATCAAAGAATTTGCGTTTATGTTTGAGGATGAAACAGCACCCGAACCAATATTTTTTGAAGTAAACGAAAATTTAATTGCTGACAGTTATTCAGATTTTACATTGAATGAACTTCGTGAACGTTTTCCGGATATTAAAGCGACTTCAAAGAAAGCGTTTATTGAACAAATCACTGAGTAATGGACGCCGAAGTCTTTGAGAAAATATGTTCAGATTTGGAGAGAACTCACTTAGGGTTGCTCTCCATTTGTCGTAATAATGGACAAGCCACAGAGAATGGATTTAGAAATCATTTGAAAAAAAGTGAACTGAACGAGCAGAGATACACGCGTGCGCGCGAGAAACAACTCGATTACCTTGAAGATTTACTTCGTGAGGTTTCATTTGATAATGGCAAAGATTCACTTGTAGATGGAAATGTTAATCTAGGCAGTAATTCAATTGCCAGAGATAGGCTCAAAACCGACACGCTTAAATTCATACTCTCTAAACTTAGACCGCAGAAATACGGCACTAAAATAGAACACACAATCAAATCAGAACCTAGAGTATTTAAAATCGATTAACATGGCTTTTGAGGTTACAACCGCGCTCCGTAAAATGTTAGCCTTAAAACAGCCTATTAAGATAATACAAGGCTCAACGAGTAGTGGTAAAACGTTTGGCATCGTTCCAATACTTTACGATAAAGGACTAGAAACACCACGAATAAGAATCACAATAGTTGCCGAAACATTAACAGCAGTAAAAGAGGGCGCCTTAGATATTTTCATTAATTTCCTAATTGACGAGGGACGGTGGAACGATACAAGTTGGAACGCATCAAGTTTAATTTACACGCTAAGCAACGGATCAAAAATACAGTTCAAATCATTCGACACGGTAGGTAAAGCCAAAGCTAGTGGCAAGCGCCAAATCTTATTCCTGAATGAAGCTAATCACATTGACTACGAGATAGCGGATGCGTTAATGATTAGGAGCGAGGAAGTTTGGATGGACTTCAACGCTGATATGGAATTTTGGGCGCACACGGAAATCCTACCACAAAAAGAGGTGGACTTCATAAAACTTACCTACCTAGATAACGAGGCTATACCACAAAGGATATTTAAAGATTTGATGCTACGTAAGGCCAAAGCGGAAAAGGAAGAGAAAAGCGGAAATAAGGGGTATTGGTGGAACTGGTGGCAAGTGTACGGACTAGGGGAAATCGGTCAACTTCAAGAAAGTATCTTTGAGGTTTGGGAACAATTAGAAACAAAGCCAGAGCGCTTTCAACAATTTTGCTATGGATTGGATTTTGGGTTTGTACACCCTACGGCACTATGCCGTGTTTGGTATTTTGAGGATGAAATCTTTGTTGAAGAAATTATTTACCGTGAGGGTTTAACAAGTGGTCAACTCGTTAGCTTAATGCAAAGCAAAGGCATTGAGAATAGCATCGAGATAATTGCAGACTACGCGCGCCCCGAAATGATACAAGATATTAGAAATGCTGGTTACTATGTTTTAAACGCGAATAAGAATGTTAAAAGCGGACTAGACAAACTCAAGCAAAAGAAAGTGTTTGTACATTCTGACAGTAACAATATCATTCGAGAAAATAAGAAATACCGATATCGTAAAATTAACGGGGTGCAAACAGAGGAACCACTCAAACAGTTTGACGACGCAATGGATGCTATTAGATACGCTAATTTGTGGGTGGACTCTTATTCAAGTACCGACATTGGCGAATCATTCTCGATGGACATGTAAAAATCAAATCCTATTTTAAGTATGGCAATTACAATTATTAGCACTAATCAAGATGTATTAAGCGCGGGGTACAATCCTTTGCGTTGGTACCTTAGTTCGACCAACGTCAACGAGAAAGCATTTAGATTTATAGTTGAGGTATACGCTGCGGGAACGGCGACTAAACTTTTTGAGAAAAAATACGCGCCTAGACCGTCGGACGGTTACGCCGAAATAGATATTTCTAGGGACGTACAAAACTTTTTAAGCGCACATACACCGTTCCCAAATTCAGATTATCAAAATGCACCCGAACATTATTTAAAATACGATATCAAGTTTGGTGAAGAGTATATTGTAGCATGGAACTTTAGCGACTATGTTTTTGATAGTGGATTGACGGGTTTCAATCAAACGCCAAATGTAACAGTACACCCATTTGTTATTGGTGACCAAGTTAGGGTTGAGCTAAATACTACTTACAACGATTTTCGTGATGTTTTAAACGGTTTGTTTACGATTACAGATGTGCCAGATAATTACACGGTAGTAACGCAGTTGCCTTGGATTGGTTCGGGCGGTGCAACACCAGGGAAAATGTACTATGCTGACAATAGAAAGTCTCGTTTCTTAGACCTTACAAGCCAAACGAATAAGACAACTGCAAACTTAGCTATACCGTTAAGGCAAATGAATACTTTTACCGGTACGGAGTTTATTTTAGATGACTTAGTTCAAGGTTTTTTTCTTACAAATATGCCAGGAATAGTTAGTCAAAATGAAAGCCAAGAAAATTGGTTAGCATTTTATAACAATTACGTTTCACAAACTTTACGTCTTAATTTTCAGAATGATTTAGGCGATATTGGTTATAGAGAAATTAACTGTACAACGGCTAACGGAATTATTCAAGTGGCTAGCGGATTAGGCAACCAAGGGACATTAATAGTTGACTCAGGAACTTTGCCAATCGTAAAAGACGATGCAACGATAGTAACCGTTTATTTGACAAATACAAGTGGTGATAAACTAATAGAGTCAATCGCCTACCAAATTGATAGACGTTGTAATATTTCAGATTATGAAATTGTGTTTATGGATAGGCTAGGTACGTTTGCCAATTTCGCTATGCAGTTAAGAGCCTACCAAAAAGGAAATGTTAATCGACTTACATACAACAAACAGTTTGGTAATACAGTTGCTGGACTAGTAACGTTTAACACTTGGGAAAGTGGAACTACTACCTACCATGTAGACGACACCAAAGAGATTAGTTTAAACACTAATTACATGACAGATGCTGAAAGTGTTTATTTCGATGAATTATTGACAAGTGGATATACTTATTTGAAATACAGAGGTGAATATTTCGCGTGTCAAGTTCAGGAAACAAGCTACGAAACACAACGAGCAATAAACAAGCCTTTGATTAGAAAATCAGTGACGGTACGTTACGCTGTACAAAATCCGATAAACGCATGACGGTAACTAGAATTAGATTAATAGGGGATTTCTTTAATGTTGGTATCAATGATTATTTAGAGGTTGCTGAAAATGTTGTAGTACCTTTGAACTTTGGCGTGTCAGACGTTAGGGATTTTACAAGCAAAACGGGATCGTTTAGCAAGTCAATTAAGATAGCGGGAACAAAACACAATAACTTGGTCTTTGATAATATCTTTGACGTAAACAATATAACCTTAGAATTCAATATCAATACTAAACAACAATGTTTAATTGAACAAGACGGCGAAATAGTATTGGATAACGCTATAATGCAACTTATCGACGTGCAAAAGGTTTCGACTGGCATGGGTTACGATGAACAAATCGAGTACACTATCACGGTAAAAGATACGGTTTCTGAGTTGTTCACGGACATAGGTAGTAAGTTATTGACTGACTTAGATTTTAGTGACTTAAACCATACATACCAAGCAAGTGACGTTATAGCAAGTTTTGACCATGACAAAGAGGACGGTTATAAATACATTTTGCCTATTGCAGACGATGCAAGTTACGACCTTACAGAAATGAAACCCGCCGTTTATGTTTGGCAATACTTAAATCGTATTTTCTCGAATGCTGGTTATTCGTATCAGTTTGATGAAATGGTGCAAATTGGTTTTGATAAATTGTTAATCCCTTACAACGGTGGCAAATCAAAGATTAGTACTTTAGTTCAAACTGAATCGGAAGTAATCGCAGAGGAAACCACAAGCCAAGAATTTATAAATGATAATTTTACAGACTTTTTTAAGCTAGATATTACAACCGAGATTGAAGATGTTAATGGATATTATAATCCAACGCTTTCACAATATACAAGTCCATTTGATATTAGTGTACCTAATAATTTGGAATATCAATGTGAAATTGACTACGATTTAATTGTAAGAAATAATGAAGCTGTAAATGTATTTCCTGATTCAATTATAAGAATTAGACCAGAACTAGAATGTAAAAATACAACATCAATTTTTGGTGGCGGTTTAAGTCCATTATTTGCTAATTTTTTAGACTCTAGGTTTTATTCAGATACTGATAGTTATGTTGTTTACGATACAAGTTTTGTTAATTACGGTACATTACCAAGTGGTGATACTGTAATAAGTTCGGGAAATAGTATTGTAAACGTAAACAGTACTAATATTTTAAATGGTGACATTTTAGAGCTTGGTGTTAACTTTGATTTTAACGGTACAAGTTTTCTTTATAAAGCTGGTCAAGTTGCACCCGCTGATGCTGACTTTGTTATTAGAGTAAATTCAATAAAAATTCGCATCGTGCCAAGTGGTGAAACTTTAGCTTTTAGTTTTCCCGTTTTAATGAACGATTTTATACCGGCTAACATCAAACAAAGTGATTTCTTAAAGTCATTATTTACGATGTTCAACTTGTTTGTTATTCCTAATATTGACAATCCAAAGGATATTATAATACAGACTAGAGATTCTTATTACGATAGTGGCGCCGTTAAAGATTTCACGCAACTACTTTGCAAAGAGTTACCTCAAACACTTACATTCCTACCAGAGTTAACAGCCAAAAAATTGACGTTAAGCTATTCAGATGACACCGACGCATTAAACGTAGGGTATAAAAAGAACGTCAACGAAACCTACGGACAAATTCAATACATATTCGACAACGAGTACATAAAGAATGAAGCGATTAACAAAGTAATTTTTGGCGCTAGTCCCTTTATCAAAGCTCCATTTGGCGCGACTGTAATGGGCATAAACGGAAGCGAACCAAAGACACTACCAAGAATAGTTTACGACGGTGGAAAATTGCCGTGCGGGTACTATCAAATTAATGACACCCCTACTCAATGGTTAAGTGTGAATGAATATCCATACGTTGGACATTTTAGCGCACCTGTTAACCCTGACAAAGATTTTAACTTTGGGACGTGTGACTATTACTTTGATAATACATACGGCGTTATTCCTTACAATAATCTTGGGAATACTTATTGGCGTCGCACAATGGCGCAAATTAATAGTGGTTCACTTTACAGCGTTATGCTGAATGTTAATAGCTTTCAGGTTGCAAACCTTAGATTGAATGATAAAATCTATTTAGATAGAGCCTATTGGATAATAAACAAGGTTATAGACTACGATGCAAACAGCAATGCACCTACAAAATTCGAGTTGCTTTCAGTTGATCCTGAAATAACACTACCAAGGTTTAAATTACCAAAACCTAAAAAGCCTAGTAAGTTTGATGCGGGTATTAGTACACCAATTAAGCAAGTTTTAAAACAGCGTTACGATTCGTTAACAAGCGACAGTTCGACGGGTGGCGTTATTCTATTGGGTAAAGGAAATCAAATACTAGGAACGGTTAAAAACGCGCTTATAATTGGTGATGGTAACGTCGTACAAAAAGACGGTATTTATACACCAAGCATAACGATTAAAGGAACGGAAAACGTAATACCAACAGCAACGTTCAAAGCGTTGGTTACTCAAGTGGGCGTTGCAACTCCAACGATGGATATTGCAGTTGACCAATTCGGGCTAACGATTACAAGAATAGGAATAGGACACTATCAATTAACATCGCCAAACGCTGTATTTTTAGGCCAGGTACTTTGCTTAGCACAATTTTCAAAATTAACTTTAGGATTGATTTCAATAGGCAGAATTGATAACTTCATAGTTGAAATAAAAACAATAAACGCATTAGGTGCCGTGACGGATGCCTTACTAGATAACACAACAATAATAATCGAATCATGGCAGACAAAGTAATAGACGTAGAGATAAGAACAAACACCACGGGGATAAAATCGCTCCGTCAAGAATTACGCGAAACAACTATTGCACTGCAACAGGCAACCGATCCAAAATATATTGAGGAGTTACAGCAAAAAGCTGGTCAACTTAAAGATAGAATGATGGACGTTAACGCGGAAATCAATGCAATGGCTTCGGGTTCTAAATTTGAGCGTGTCGCTAGCTCTTTAGGGTTGGTTGGTGAGTCACTTAGAAACATGGATTTTGCCGAAGCGTCCGAGCGTGCAATGCTATTTGCTAAGACTGCCAAAGCAATTACGTTTAAAGATGCAATAGGTAGCGTTAAAGATTTAGGTAAAACTTTCATGACTGTAGGTAAAGCAATACTTACAAATCCTTTATTTCTTATTGCTGGTATTATAGTTTTGATTGGTGTTGCTATTGTCAAACTACTTGACAAAATGGGTATCTTAAAGAAAATATTTGAGGCTATTGGCGCGGTTGTAGATTGGTTAATACAAGGATTGAAAGACTTTTTAGATTGGATTGGTTTAACAAACTTTGCAGTTGAAGACGCTGCACAAGCACAAGCCGACGCAGCTAAAAAAACAGCCGAAGCAATGGAGGCAAAAAGCGCTGCTGTTGTTCAAGGTTACGACCAAGAAATACGCATGGCAGAACTTGACGGAAAAAATACTGAAGATGTCACCATGAAAAAACTTTGGTGGCTTCGGGAAGTTCAAAAAGCCAAGGCGCAACAACTTATTGACGAGTTAAGAATTGCCAAAATAACGGGTGATTTAGATGAAGCTGAATTAAAAACATTAGAACAAAAAATGTTTGCTGAAATTGCCTTAGTTAGAAAAGCAACCGATGACATTACATATCAAAGAAAATTAAACGCAAAAAATAAAGAAAAAGAAACAGAAGATGACGCTAAAAAAGATGCTGAAAATGCAAAAAAAGCAAGTGAAACAAGAAAAAGGAATCAGGAAAAAATAAATCAAGAAATTCAAAAAGCGGTTCAATTTAATAAAGACGCTCAAAAAGAAAATGAATTAAATTTACTTTCAGCGCAAGATCGTGAAATAAAAATTTCCAACGATAAATACCAAGCGCAAATTGACCAAGCGATTAAATACAAACAAGATTATTCTCAAATTGTAATTGCTCAAAAAAATGCTGAAAATGAAATTAATTTAAAATATGAAACTGAAAAGGTAGCAAAAGCAGAAGAAGCACAAGCCGTAATTGACCAACTTAATAAAGACTTTTTAAACGCTAAACTTTCAGATATTGACCAAGAGAAATTAGCGGTATCAAATAAGTACGCAAAAGCAATCGAGGATGCAACTAAAAACGGACTAGATACAACGGTATTAAAAGCAAACCAAAAAGCCGAAGAGGATGCTATTGATTTGGCATACGATGAAAAGAAAAAAGCAAACATGATTGAGTTGGCTTCGTGGATAAATACGTTTAACACGGATGAAAGGGCTAAATATATTGCTGATTTAGATGCTAAACAACTTGAAGATGAAGCCAAATTAAAAGAGGCAAAGGACAATAAGTTACTAACAGAACAAGAATACCAAGACGCTTTAAAAGCTATTCAAATAAAGACAATAGATGATGTTGCTGAATACGATAAGAAAAAAGCAAAAGACAGTTTAAATTCTAAACTTGAAAATGTTCAAAAGTACGTAGATGCTAGTACTGGTTTAATGACTGCATTAGGTGATTTAGCTGTAGCAACAGCCAAAAAAGATGTAAAAAGTCAGGAAGCTGCAGCGCGTAAAAAATTCCAAATTGATAAGGCAGCCGCTTTACTTAGTGCTGCAATGGCTACAGCGGTTGGAATTGCTAAAGCTACGCCAAACCCTGCTTTAATGGCTTTGGCCGGTTTAACGGGTGCGGCACAAATTGCAGTTATTGCAAGTAAACAATTTAATTCAGGCGCGGGTAGTCAAGCCCCTCCAAGTTTACCGAGTGCAAATGTAAGCGAACCACAAGCAAACGCTACACCAATATTTAATATGTTTGGAACGGGTGGCACTGCAAACAATCAAAATGCAAGTGGAAATAGTACCAACGGGCAAAATATTACGGTAACAGCGGTTGTAAGTGAAACGGATATGACATACACTCAGGAACGTGTTAACGCTATGAAATCAAGCGCTTCGTTATGACATCAAAGGCAAGGTTCAACAGTCAATTAGGGGCGTGTACAAGAACGCTTAATGCTGAGATAAAGAAAACTATTATTGACGTTAAAGCGGTCGATACTGGGTTGATGAAAAACACTACAAAGGTTAAAGTTGACTTTAATTTCAATACTGAAACATTTACCATAAAAGGTATTAAAACAACTTTTTATTTTAAATTTGTAGACTTAGGAACGATTTATATTAAACCTAGAAATATAACACAAAAGACACTGGCTAAGGATAACGTAAAGAAAGCGTTTGATAAACTTTACGATGTTTGGATAGATTACCAAGTGGATAGAGAATTTGAAGTTATAAAACCAAAGTATGGCATTTAAAACACCCCGAGATATAGACCGACGTTACACCCGTAAATTCAAAGAGATAATTTTAAACGCTCCTTTGATTGACACTAGGGCGTTGTATAAATCCATTGACGTAACAGCCGAAATAGATTATTCATTTGGAACGTTTATGTCTAGTCAATATACTTTCACGGTAAAGATTTACGCGGAGCCTTATCTGTGCTATCACATTATTCCTATGCAACTATTAAGCTGGTTTAGAAAATCACGATCGTTTGATAATACGACTCAAAGATTCAGGATTTATTTCCGTGCTTACTTACAAAATCAATATCCTTTATTGAACTTTGACAATATCACTTTTGAATTAGCAAATATTATAATAGTTAACCAACCTGAGGGCGGTGGGCTTTACAATTTCTTTTTAGAGGGTTAACCTTTAAGTTTTAATTCAGACTCCATAGAAAGCCAGTTTAGCACTAATATATGACCTAAGCTGATAACGTCTTTTACTTTGGTAACGTCACCATTACAAAGACCATATATTAATCTTTGCCAACCCCATTTAGTATTAGTTTGTTCGGGTTTTGTACGTTGTATTTCTTCGGGTTCTTCTTCGTCCGGTTCGGGATCATCGTCTTCAAGAAGCCCTTTATACTTTTCTAGTATTTCGGCTCTATACTCTACAAATGATTGAACAGTTGAATAGTGTTTTGTTATTGGTTCTTCGCGTATCTTTTCACATTCAAAGGTAAGCGATTCGTAACCTTTAATAGTTGCGCAAATCTTATCAATATTCTCAATAGGTGCTTTATCGGTGCAATAGGTATTAAGGTCAATAAATGCTCCGAATGATAAGTGCCTAAATGATTGTTTAGTTTTGTTTGTAGGTAATGAATCGAGCCAACGGAACTCCTTAAGAATACCGTTTAACTCACTTTCATCAGTATCAAAATAATCTTTTCCCGTGACAATGGCAATTCGTTCTAAATGAAATTCCGTGGGCGATAGTTCCTGGGAATCTAGTTCAATGATTTCTAAAAATTGACCAACTGTAACGGCGTTCCAACTATTTTGCATCTTCTAAACTTTTCAATGTACGTTTAGCAACTAAGGTAATGTAAGGAATAGCAAAGTCAGCGTTTACATTTTCCTCAAATAATTTAGCTTTTAGGTTTAAATGCGATTGTTCGTAATGTTCATTTACGCTTAAATCCTCACGCTTAAAAATAATTGATAAAATGTAACTAGGAAAGTTATCAATACCACGTTTGGCGCATTTTTCAATCTCAATTAAATCCTTTGTTTTAAACTTAAATTCATCACCACTATAAGCGACATAATTGTAACCTTTAATCTCAATGCTTTTCACTGGTAATTCACTACTAATTTCCATCGCATTGAATGATTTTATCAATTCAATAAAGGATTCATTTTCCATGTCGTAAATAATCGCCTCAGGAAGTCCAAGCGTTTTAAAAACCTCACAATATTGCTCTAATTTACCAAGCGTTTGGCTGTTTAGAATAGTGTAGATTTTGTTAAATTCTTTGAGCGTTATTTCATTTGCTTCGTTGCGAAGTTCAAAAGTTTCATTCTCTAATTTTACCTTAATCATAATTTATTTATTTAAAATTGTTTGTAATTCTGCAATACTTATTTCCGTTCTATTTAATTGCTTAACTTCATTTTCATATCTAAATAAAGATAAATCATTTGCGTTTATGAAAAACCATGACCATTGACTTTTTTCGTAAACTAGATATTGTTTGCCATCTACGAATTGTATTTTATTTCCCCAATATTCCTTTTGTTGTTCAACAGTTAAATCATTAGTATTCCAATCTAAATTTTTAGAAAATCCCACATCAGTCAAAATTTCAATTACCTCTAATTTTTTGGCTTCATTATCAATTACAACATAAACGTTTTCAAGTTCCATAATTTCTCTTTTAGGACAAAGATAAGAAATTACCTATTATCGACATGCAATTACCAGTTTATAATATTTCAATCGATGAATGCGACGCAGAAAATGGCGAGTATTTAGGCGTTTTGGAAATTGCAAACACGGCAAACCCCGCGATAATGATTAAGGGTATAGCGCTTAGCGAAATCAAACAAATGATTTTCAAAGACGATTTACTTTATAGAATTGCTAGTCCTGTTTTAATACCATCAAAGATTTACAGACGAGATGCTGAAACTGGCGAAGAGTATTATGTCAATGTAACTAGCGAAGTAGTCGAAAAAATGTTTATGAAGTTCCAAAAAGATAGGAGCGGTCAAGACATTTTTAACGACGAACACGACGAAGCCAAACGAGTACCTAGTTACATCTTAGAAACGTGGTTAGTTGAAACACCTAAAACCGATAAATCATTTATTACATACGGTATTGAGTGTCCCGAAAAAACATGGTTTGCAGTTCAACAGTTCACAGATAAGCAAGCGTATTTTGAATGCGTTGAAAGTGGTAAAATTGGATTTTCTATTCACGGAGAAAGTGCGTTAAAATTCACAAAACAAGAAATTATTAAACAAATAAATATGAGCAAAAAGAGAAAGTTTGTCGCTCAATTCACGGAAGCAGTCGGAACGGATAGTGGTGAAGTAATCGTAACAGCAGACGTACTGGAAGTAGGTGCAGACGTTGCTGTATTAGATACTGAATTTACACCAATCGAAAACTTTACCGGAGAAATTACCATTGAAGATACACCCGTAGTAATTACAGATAATGTAATCACGTCAATGGGTGCTGAGGAAATGGAAATGAAAACCGACGAGGTTGTTGTTGAAGAGGTTGAAATGGCAAAAGAAGAAGAGGTTGTTGTTGAAACTGAAATGGCAGTTGAAATGCCAACAGATGTTGCCGTTGAAGCGTACACCAAAGCAGAAATGGACGCGAAGTTCGACGAAATCTATGCAATGATTGCAGAATTAAAAACAGGAACTGCTACAGAAATGGCAGTTGAAGAGGTAGAAATGGCGGAGGCGCCAAAGTCAGGCATTGAGTTGAAAATGTCGAAAGTAGAAAAATTATCAAACTTTATAAACAAGAAATAAAATGAGCAGAAAAGTACAATTTTCAATGGAGGTTACAAATAACGCTCTATTGCAAGTAAATCCTAAAGAGTTTTACACAAAAGCATTGCTTGAGAATCGTTCAAGCGCAGAATTCCGTCAATTGTTGGGAATTAAAGAATCAACAAAAATCGCAGCATTAGATTTCGGTACTTTATTGACTGAAGCGGATTGTGATTTCGTAGTTAACAACTCTACATTGTCAGCAAAAACAATGGACGTTTGCAAAATCGCTTTGAATACTGAGGTATGTCAATTCGAGGTTGAGCAATCTTTTTTAGCTGATTGGATGCGTCAAGGTTCTAACGGTGATTTTATGCCTGCAGAATTCGCTACACATTTTTATGCTGAATTAGGTCGTTCAGTTTCTAATCAATTGGAGTACCTTACATGGCAAGGTGACACAGAGGGTGAAACTGATACTTACTTAGACCTTTGCGACGGTTTGGAAAAACAATTAGGTGGTGCAACTATTCCAGTAGCACAAAGAATTGCGGGTACTGCTATTACATCAACAAACGTAATCGCTCAAATGACTTTGGTATACAACCAAATCCCAAGAGCATTGAGAAACCGTAAAGCAGACGTTAAATGGTTTGTCGCTTCAAACGTTGCAGATGCTTACAGATTGGCAGTTGCAGTTCAATCAGCTGAGGCGTATACAACAAAAGACGCTCCTTTGAATTTCTTAGGTTACACTTTGTCTATTGGTGAGGGTATGTCTGACAACGCAATGACTTTGTCTTTGCAGTCTAACTACATTTTCCTTGCTGACTTGATTAGTGATCCAACAGATATCACTACAATCAACATGAAAGAAACAACTGGGGATAGAAAAATCCGTGTTATTTCTGACTTCAAAGTTGGTTTCAACTACTTGAACGATGACGAGTGGGTTACTTACAGTATTCCTGCAAACGCATAACATTAACGAGGGGTGTTAATTCACCCCTTTTTATTCACTTTTAAAAAATATAAATTATGCCTTGTGAAATATTAGAGGGTATTGAGTTAGGATGTGATAGAAACAGCGGAGGGATTCACCAAATTTTGGTTGGTGACATGACCGATATTTCAACGCAAACAACTAACAATGCTACATGGACAATTACAGCGATGACAGTGGCAACAGAGCCTATTGAAATTGAAGTAAAACGTAAAGTTTCAAACTACGTAGAAGACGAGCAAAACGATTTCGTTAACGGTTCGGTTGTTGTTACTTCTACAATTACAACAATGTTGCACAGACGCGACGCTGACAAATCAAGAAAATTGAACTTGTTAGGTGCTGGTCAAAGATACCTTTATGTTATCTGCAAAGATGCAAACGGTAAATATTGGTTTTTCCCAAATGTTCAACTTCAATCAGTTGGTGAGGGTTCAGGTCAAGAACGTGCTGACGGTTCAAAATATGCGGTTGTCTTTGTTGGAGAAGATGACCAACTTGCATATGAAATTGATGCTGCGGTTGTCGCTTCATTACTGTAAATTAGATTTATTTTTAGTATTAAGGGCTGTTCAATTTGGACAGCCTTTTTTTATGTCCTATTATTTGCATGATTTACATTGAGAAAAACATACTTACAAATATAGCATTGACGTTAACTGAAAGTTCACAACTTGCAAACCCCTATTATTTGTTTCATTTTGTAAACGAGATTAACGATTCAGAATTCTTTGAAACATTTACTGATATTAGCGGATATCCTGATCGCTTTAATTTGTTTGAGATGCAATTAGATTACGTAGCAGGCCAATATACCTATACAGTATATGAAAGTGCAACACCAAACCCTACAACGATAGCAGAAACAACGGGTAGAATTATAGAAACAGGAATTATGATAGTACATTCTGCAGAAAATGTAGATACAAATATTTATTTATGAAAATTTTAGGCATTAATTTTAGTAGGGGCGCGGTTGTAAGGACGGAGCAACAAGCATACAGCACACCGTTTGGCGTTATTGGTGATGGTAACTTATCTTTACCGTTTATTCAATCTCAAGTACACAAAGCGGGTGTTATCTATTTCGGTTCGGATAACTTATTTCCTAGCGTATTAAATCAAATGTATTACACGTCACCTATTCACGGCGCCGTTATTGATTTTACGGTAATGGCAGTTGTTGGCGGTGGATTTACTGTTGACGGATTGAAAGAGGGCAAAGATAAAGTCGCGTTTGGCGTTTGGTCGCGAATGAATAAAGTTGACCGTAACTTAGAAACTATTGCAAGGGATTATAAAATACATTCACGCGTTCACTTTATATTAAATTATTCAGATAGTGGGAAATTCCTGAAAATGGAACGTATCGAACCGGCAAGTATTCGTTATCGATTTGATGGTAACTACGAATTTAGTAGCGATTGGTCAACAGGTAAAGAGCGTAGATTTATTGAGGCCTTTCACCATGCTAAAATTGGGAAATTTACAGAGATGCTTTACACGTTTGGAGAAGTTGGCGCCGGTCAAGATATTTATCCGATACCTACTTATTCAAGTGCTTTAAATTGGTGCTATTTAGATGGCGAACAAAGTTACTTTCATAAATCAAACTTACAAAATTCTATTTTCCCAAGTCTTATTATTAGACGCCCTAAGCGATTCGGTTCTAAAAAAGAGGTTGAGGATTTTAAAGACGGTTTAATGAATAACAAAGGCGCTAAAAACGCTGGTAAAGTATTCGTGTTGACTGGCGACGGAATGGAAAATACACCTGAGGTTGTTGTTCCAGGTGCTCAACAAAATGATAGACTTTTTGAGGGTACTTCAAAGGAATTAAAAGATAATATTTGCTTTGCACACAAAATTAACCCCGCTATTATGGGCGTAAAAGTTGCGGGTTCTTTGGGGAACGCTCAGGAACTTGAGATGTCCTACGCTATTTTTGAGAAAAACGTAGTATTTCCAATGCGTAAACAGCTTGAAAATATGTTTAACGAGCTATTACAAATTGCAGGAGTTGACGGAATTTTCAATATTACTGGTTTCAAAATTATCGGTGAGGAAATTGTCGGCGGTGAGGAAAGTAAAATCAATAAAACTGGTGAATTACTTAACGCAATGTCGCCTTTACTTGCAAACAAAGTACTTGACAATCTTACAATCAATGAAATTAGAAGTATCGCAGGACTTGCAAATGTGCCAGACGGTGAGCAATTAGCAAACCCTAGCGCACCCGTTAATAATAACACAGAAACTATTGTACCATGATTTACTTTGTAACAGAAAATTACTTAAAACAAAAGACACCGATAACGCAAAATGTCAGCGCAACTGACATAATGCCGTTTATTGAGCCGTCGGCAAGTTCATGGATGCAGTCAATTTTGGGTACTTACTTTTTTAACGATTTATTGGTAAAATACAACGCGCAAACTTTAAATCCTGATGAAACTATTTTAGTAGAGAAAATTAAACCCGCGGTTGCTTGGCGCGCGACGGTGGATTGTGTTCTAGGTTTGACTTATCAACTAAAAAATAAAGGACTGCAAAAACAAAACGGCGACAATTCAGAAAGTGTGGACCAAACAGAAACTACTTTTGTAATGCGCCACTACGAGCAGAAAGCTGAATTCTTTGAGATGATGACGCGTAAATATTTGAAGCTAAATAAAGACTTATTTCCTGAGTTTACAAGCAACTTAAACCGTGACTCAGAATTAGCCCCACAGCACGACGATAATTTCAACACTGATACAATGTTTATATGATTAGTTATTTACAAGCAGTCAATGTAATAAAGACATTTGCGGACCAACATTTGCAAGTTAACAAGTTTGATTTTGAGTTTAAAGAGCAAATGCAGAATTTGGCTACATTAAACGAGGCGTATCCATTTGTTTATGTAGTGCCAGTTGCAAGCGATACAATAGTAAATGTTAACGAGTTTGATGTGGAAATCTATTGCGTAGATAGGTTGCAAAAAGACCGTACAAATGTGAACTACGTTATTAGTGACTGTAATCAAATATTAAATGATTTGGTATTGTGGCTTGAAGAGGGGCAAAACGATATCGAGATAGTAGGAACGGCAACGCAAACACCGATTAATAACGACTTATTAGATTACGTCGGGGGGTGGGTACTTCGTGTAAGATTGCAAGTTGAAAAAATCGGACTTTGTGAGATTCCTTTAAATGGTGAAACACCGCCCCCGCCCCCTGAGTGTTTAGATGCAAGTGTAACAAATTCAGATGGTACTTATTATGAAAGAGTACCGAGCGGTGGAGAATTAATTTTACCAGATACAACATATAATTTTATTATAAACGGAGTTACAACTAGCGAAACAGTCCCTAGTTTAGCTGACAATACATTCAACATACTATGGCAATAATAGATATAAACATAGCAACGCCTACGTTGGACGAAGTCACAACAAGCGGAAATACAACAAGCAACGATATTAATTTTGATGCTACTAAAGGTATTTTATTTAGTAACGATTCAAAACTTAGAGAGGGTACAATAGATGCTCAAACTGGTGGAAGTAAAGGAATAGCTCAAATTTGTGCCGTTGGTTACGAATTAAAATGGGAAGCTGGCAGTTTGTATGTAATGGACGGTAACGGTACTTTAATTCGTGAAGTAAGTCATAAATTTAATATTATTCCTGATGAATTTCAAGATTCTAGTTTAGGTTTTTATGTTGGTTCGAGATGGATATTAGACAACGGAGATATTTATGTTTGTACTGATAGCACTGTTGATACTGCTGTTTGGGAACAATTACCTAGATTATCTCAATTAGTGCCCTACACGGGCGCGACTGCAGACGTAAACTTAGGAAACCAGGATTTATACGCAAACAAAGTATGGCTTTACGACGCGCCAAACGATGGGTATGGTAGCATTCATTTAACTGATAATAACTTTCACATTGAAGATTCGGAGGGACATAAAATGTTAGTGATTGAAGACGGTTTTATGCAAATTCATTTGACAGATGCAATTCAATCTAATCTTTTCACAACTTTATTAAGCCAAACTAGAGATCATTATTTACCAAATGCAAGTGGAACAATAGCCTTAACGAGTGATATTCCTACATTTACACCGATGCCGTTTAAACAGAATGTAAATGTTACGCACATGGGAACGACTGCAAATACAATCGTTGCAAGTTATTTAATTAATGCGGGGACTTTTGAGGTAAACGATTTTTTTAGGTTTGTTATTCAAACTATTCACGCAAATAACGCAAATGTTAAAACCTTGCGTGTTTATCTTAATTCAAGTATTTCATTAACCGGTGCAACTTTGATAGCAACTAGATTATTGACTTCGTCAGCTGGTGCTGCAATGGCAAGAGATTTAGTTTTTAAAAATAGTTTAACATCTCAGGAAATTGCATTAGTCACGAATAACGTTGGAGATAATGAAAATAGTACAAACGTTGGAGCTACATCTTTATCGGTTAATTTTGGTGCAAATCAATATTTTATTGTTGCTGTAGAGTTAGCAAATTCAGCTGATAGCGTTGTTTTAAGTAATTTACGAACAAATATTTTTAGATAATGATAGTTATAAAAGCAATATTAGACAATGATTGTTTAAGACCTGAAACGAGTTTAACTGTAGAGCAAATGCAAACGGTTACAAGCGTTTTAAGCAATGGCAACGAGTTTATTTATTATCAAGGCGATGAGCCACAAATTACAGAGTAATGACAGAGATAGTAAAAATATTCAAGAATTACGGCAGTTTAGGGGTGCTTACTGTTTGGCTGTTAATTACTAATAATCGAGTTGATAAATTGGAGATGAAATTAGAAGCTTGTAACGAGTCTAAAATAGATATTCTAAGAAATAAAGTTAGCAAACACAAAGAAAATAAATTGCCTTTATTAGCAATTATTACGCAACAAATATCAATTAAAAACAATGAAGATGAAGAATGTTGAAAAAATGGATTTATTGGAACGCTTAGAAGCTCCAACGCCAAAAAGAAACAAAAGAATTGGTCAAATTTTTACAGCTATTGGAGTAATTGCAGGAACAATATTAACTGCAGGAGTTGTAACAGCTCCTTTAGGTATTACAATTTTAACAATAGTTACTGCAGTGAGCGGTGGAGTTGCAGTTTTTAATGGTCAAAAAGTCGAAGAGTAAAACTCTTAATGTACATTGATACAAAAATCAAAATTATGGTTGAGAAAATTGGTAAGAATGTACACAAAATTAGTTTATCGGGAGAGTACAACGAAGTAGCTTTACTTTCAGATTTACACTGGGATAATCCTAAATGCGATAGGGTACTATTAAAAAAACATTTAGACCATTGTCTAAAAAATAATATTCCTGTAGTTATTACTGGCGATTTATTTTGTTTGATGCAAGGACGAGGGGATAAACGCTCCAACAAATCGGACATCTTACCGGAGCATAATAATTTCAAGTATTTAGATTCAATCATTGAAACGGCTGTAGAATGGTTTACACCGTATGTAAGCGTCTTAACTGTTATTTCGTATGGTAACCATGAAACGAGTGTAATTAAATGGCAAGAAACGGATATTTTGCAACGCTTTGTTGACTTGTTAAACATGACTACTGGAGCTAACGTTCAAGTTGGTGGTTACGGTGGATGGATTGTTTATGAAATTACAAATAGAAGAAACTCAAAAGTAAGTTTTAAACACAAATATTTTCATGGCTCAGGCGGTGGAGGTATTGTAACAAAAGGTGCAATCAATTTAACTAGAGCTTTGGAAACTTACGAGGGTTTCGATTTATTCAGCATGGGACATATTCACGAAAATAGCTGCAGAAATGATAGCAGAGAAGTTTTACATATGAATACTACTGTTACTGAGATTCGACTTAAACAAATACACCATTGCATAACTGGCACTTATAAAGAGGAATATGGCGACGGTTCTAAAGGGTGGCACATTGAACGTGGCGCACCGCCAAAACCTTTGGGTGGTCGTATCTTAATGCTAAGCGTTAAACGCATAGGAGATAAATCGCATAAAAATTTAGATTCAAAAGGTTTTCCGATTTAGACTAATATATTAGTCAAAAAGGGTTTATTTCATTAAATTAGCTAATATATTAATCAAAAAAAAATGGCAAAAATAATTTTAGAATTCGATTCGTGTGAGGAGCAAGACGAAGCTAGGACGGCACTAGATGGTTATAAGTGGAAATTAGCCGTTTGGGACTTAGACCAAAAGTTGCGAGGCGTTGTAAAATATGAATCAAGTATTTTAGAGTATAGCGATAAAGCATCAAATGCAGAAATAGAAGTAGCTGATGCGGTACGTTTAGAAATTAGGGAAATTTTAAATAGTTACGGTTTAAATTTAGATTAAATGAGCAACGTAAAAAATTACACCGATATTGATTTATTGGAAAAAGTTAAAACATTAAAAGGTTTTAAAGGCATTCCAGGAACTTACTGGATTTTAGCGGTCCGGTCCAATGAAGATGAAACGGATAAATTTGATGACAAATTATATTTATTTCGTGGATCAAAATTCGTCCTGGTTACTTCATGCACAACAAACAAAGGAAATAAAGGTACTGGCGTTGTTTGTGCGAATGTTTGGAACTATGGAGCGTATGTAATTGGTAAGCATAAAGGCAAAGTTAAAGCGGGACTTCAAAGAGTAGGTTTTGAATATCAAAGGGACTTTACTGCAGACGGCAAAACGAATCCAACAACTGAAGTAAAAACAGATATTCGGGGTTTCAATTTTCATCCTGCAGATCATGACATAAACCGTAAAATAGTAAAGAAAAACATAGGCGGTTGGAGCGAGGGTTGCATTGTCTTAAATGACATACCAACTTATTTGAAAGTTATCAATTTACTAGAGCCTCAAAAGATTTGGTCAATGGTTATAGTTGACGAATTTTAATTATCTTTGCCTTAAGTTTTTTCATAAATACTAAGTTTTTAGTTTTCGTTTAGGTACATTAAAGCACTTCGTAAAGAGGTGCTTTTTTAGTTTTTACCGTTTATCATTGATATTTACCGTTCATCACAATTATAGTATTTTATCAAAATTGAGTTTGTAGATTTGTCTTATAGTTAGCCAAAACTATAAAATTATGCAAGTTTTGGCACAGTTTAAATTAATTAAAAATTAAAAATTATGAATGAAAAGAAAATCGCTCTAGTATTTTTCGGAGCTTATGTAGCAGTATTATTATTTTGGTTAATTGTTTGAGTTATGGACGATTTCCCAATATTAAAAATGAAAGACACGCTCAAAGAAATTGAGCGACGTTTAAGCGACAAAATCGAAGCAGACAATCCACGCTTTGTAGATGAAATTCAGGAAGACGAATTAAAAGTAAAGCAGTTGAAAAGATCAATTGCTATTTTAGAATCAAATAAATATTAAGATTAAAAATATGAAAAAGTTAATTTCAGGAGTTCATAATGAAATGGTTAAAGCATTTCACCCAATACATCCATTTCCTGTGTATTTATTTATGGTAATAGCTTTATTATCTCCAATTATATGTTATTATTTAAAACATTAAGTTATGAAAAAGAAAACAGCAGTTAAAACGATCATTAATTATGACAGAATCAAATAAATATTAAGATGGACGAAAGAGATTATAAGGCAATGAATGCAGAAATAAAAAATCAAACAGCAGTTGAGTGGTTAAAAATACAAATAAAAAATTGTCCAAACGCAGAAAACTCAATGAACAACATTGATGGATTTTTAAAGCAAGCCTTAGAAATGGAAAAGCAACAGATAATTGATGCACAATTAAGTGGACAACGTGCAGATATTGAATTTGCACATGAAGCAAAAGAAGAGGCCGAAATTTATTATCAAGAAACATTTAAAAAATAGTATTTTATTAAAACTAATTTACTATATTTGCACAAACGAAAATTAATTAATTATGGAAAACAAGAAAGATCACTTTAGAAAAGTGTACAAGAGCGACCATTTAGGGGTTGCAGATTTAGAAGATTTTAGAGAAAATAATATTTCTTTGATTTTCACAATCAAACAAGTTAAGCAAGAACTTAATGTTTCTGTTGCTGGTAAAAAAGGCGATTTTAATATTGCTTATTTTAATGAAAGCATTAAACCTTTAGTTTTAAATGCTACAAACTCAAAAATATTAAAGGGGTTTTCAGTTGGTAAAAGTCCATACGTTCAAGACTGGGTAAACATTCCTGTTGAATTGTACATTGATTATTCAGTTAAGATGAAAGGCGATATAGTTGGGGGTGTACGAATTTCTCCAGTACAGCCAAAAATACAAGTAAAGGAAAAACCATTTTTTACTGAAGCTAATTTTGAAAAGGCAAAAATCGCAAATGCAACAATCGATAAAATCAAAGAGGTTTATCAAATAACAAATGAAGTTGAACAAAAATTTATTGAGTATGTCAAAGGAAATTGAACAAAGAACAGACGAATGGTTTAATCAAAGATTGGGACGTTTTACAGCGTCCCGAATTGACGAACTGATGGGCGTTAAAGGATTAGGATTAACTGGCGAAGATTACGCATTTCAGAATGCTTGTGAGGTTGTATTCGGACGTAATGAAGAGGAAAGTTTTACTTCATTTGACATGCAACGAGGAATCCAATTAGAGCCGTTAGCACTGGCAAAGTTTAATGAAGTAAATCAATTTAATTTCATCAAAGCAGAAACAGCTAGTTTTTTCCCATTTGGGGAACATGCTGGGGCAAGTCCAGACGGTTTAATTGGTAGTGATGCGATTTTAGAAATCAAATGCCCACGCCCAAATAAATTTTTTAAGATCGTAGAAAAAGGAATTTCCGCAATAGATAGACTTTACATTAATCAGATGCAAATGCAAATGCTTTGCACAAATTCGCAAAGATGCCATTTCTTTAATTATATTATCTATAATGGTGTTGAGATGTGGCACGAACTAATAATCGAGCGTGACGAGGCTATAATCGACAAAATAAAAGAACGTATTGAAATAGCAGTTGAATTAAAATTGCAATTTATCGAATCATTAAAAACTAACATTCAATTTGAATTAAATTAAAATAAAGTAAATATGAGTGCAATAATCCAAATGTCGATTGACGTAACAAAGATTGACAAATCAAAACTTAAAGACGGGAAATATTTGAATGTAAGTATTTCAGTAAACAACGAAACGAAATTCGATAATAACGTTTCAATGTGCTACAATCAAAGCAAAGAGGAGCGTGAATCTGGCGCAAAGAAAACCTACTTTGCTAATGGTAGAGTAATTTGGACGGATGGCGTTATTAAAGTAGCTGAAAAGTCTATTCAGAATGATTTGCCAAGTGGTAATGCAGTTGCTGAAACTGATATGCCATTTTAACCTAAAATAATTTCATTTTTAAAACCGTTAATTTCTAGTAAGTTAACGGTTTTTTTAATTTATTATTTAAAAAAGTAGTGTTTTATTAAAATAGTATTAGTACATTTGCTGAAACGAAAACGATTTATTATGAGAATTAAAGCAAAAATTACACCGAAAGAAAAAGCGACTAACAGACGTGAAACTCAAAAGTACGCTAAATGCGCTGCATCAGGAATGTTATTTGATGGTATTGCAATGAGAATTAGAAACGTTTATTTCAACGGGAAATTAAACGATGTTTTAACTTACGATTTCACTTATAACGATTAATCATGGCATTCAATAATTTTAACTACGATCACGAGGGAATTACTTTTGAAGTATTTTATAAAAAGAACCGTGAAGATGAACCCGAAATAGAAAGTATCATGTTAGGTAAACATGACGTAACCGACGAGATTCAAGACACTATTGTTTACGATTTCATCAATGATACGTTAACTGAGAAATTCCAAAACAACGATTTATAAACATAGGGCGGTTTAATTACTGCCCTTTAAAAAACTAGTAATATGAAAAAAGAAGAAATTTACGTTGTAATTGACAGCGAAGAAAAGAGATTAAGAGCGATTAAGATATTGAGTGATGCAAAAGAGAATATTTCAACATTTGATTCATCATTTGAGTTTTCAGAAAGGTATAGGTACTTAAAACTTGATAGTAATAATCAATGGTTTATTTTTAGCCGCATGTTTAGTACAGATACAGAATTAAGTTTAGACCAACTAGAGCAACTTTTATCACCTAAACAAGAGGTAAAAATGGAACTAGATGCGCTTAAATTAATTGCTGAAAGTTACGGTTTTTATTTAGTCGAAAAACCTAGGTAAATCAAAGTAGGGGATTTTGGCAAGTTTTGGGATTGTCCTACTACTTGTCCAGTGTACGGTTATTTACATTTAATATCAAAAGGTGTGTATTATTACAGCCCCGCCTCAGGAAGTTTATTTAGAAACTTTGCGCATTTAACAGACGAAGAAAAAGAAGAATTAATTAAAAACTTGTAAGATGAAACAAACATACGGAAGCAAAATAATGGATTTAATTTTGTATGCTGAAAAACTAGAATCAGTGCAATATCTGTACGATTATTTTATTCACTTAAAAAATAATAGAAATTGTTTTGTGGTGGAAATGCGTAGACTAATTGCAAATGATTTAAAACAACAAGGTTTTAACGTTGTTGATATTGCTTTAATCTTATCTAAGCATCATTCATCAATTATTTATATTAACGATACCTTAGCTAGTAATAATGTAGCGTTGGAAGTTAAAGAAAATTATAAAGATTGGATTGAACAAGGTGTTTATCCAAAGTCAGTGAGAGAAAAACAAGTATCTCACTTTCACAAAGACGGTATTAAAACCGTTATTGTTTATGAATTAATTAAAAAGTAAAATTATGGAAAAAGTAAAAGTAGGACAACGTTGGAGCAACACAACGAGAAATCAAATCATTGAAATCATATCAATAGACAATGATAAATGTTGGTACACAATTATTTCAGATGACGGAAATAATACTATTCACGATCATAAAAAAAATGAAAAGCATATTAACAGACTTTACACTTTGATTAAATGACAAAAACACAAAAAGACGATTTAGCGCACATTGTTATGGCATCAATGCAACTTCAAAGCGCACTGCATACGCTTGACAATATCACTGGCGAGGGCAACAAGTTTAAGTTCAAAAAAAAGAAACAATGGAACGATTTTATAGACTATGTCAGACGTTTTGGAGAACGTGAGGGAATAGAACTTTACGATTTAACAGCGACAATGACAGAGCAAAGTCAAAATTATGTAGATTGTGTCAACGAGTTTGACAAAGTTGCTGCAGAAATGAAAATATTTTTGCCTTAGTTTAGAAATAATTATTATATTTGTAATTCACATAAAGTAACGACCAATTACTAAGATTTTTTTTATTGAAACCTTGTTGATAGATGCCGTTTGGTCGTGGCTATATTGGCAAGGTTTCTTCATTTTTATACATTTTTATGGTAAGTATTTTTAAGCATGCAAAAGATTCAAACAGTGAACGAAATTTATCAATCGAAGCATTTTTTGATGGTATTAAAAACGGTCAGTGGCAAGATGAAATCCTGGATTATAGAACAGGAAAAAGAAAAAAAGAAACATTACATGCCGTAACAGCAAGCGGAGTTTTTAAAGAAAGGAAAGCAAATAATTTGCTTAAACATTCCGGATTAATTTGTATTGATGTTGATGCAAAGGACCAGATTTGTGAAATTGACATTGAATCACTGAAAAGCGATCAATTTGTGCATTGCATACACCGGTCAGCTGGAGGGTTTGGGTTTGCCGTTTATGTAAAGATTGATAGTGAGCGACATTTAGACGCGTTTCTAGGCCTTGAAGATTATTTCTTTGTAAATTATTCAATCGTTGTAGATAAATCATGCAAAGACGTTTCAAGACTTAGATTTATTTCCTATGATCCTGAATTATTAATTAATGAAAAGTCAAAAGTTTTCAAAAAATATCTTAAGAAAAAAGAAGTTGAACGCAAAAATTATAAACCATTTGTTGTAAAGTCAGATTTTGATGACATGGTTAACCAGGCAAGCTCAATGAATCTTTTTGATGAATATTCAGATTACATAAAATTAGCCTTTGCTTTAGCTTCTGAATTTGGAGCAAATGGAGAAAATTATTTTCATTCACTTTGTAGAGCTTCGTCAAAATACGATGAAGTAAAAGCATCAAAACATTATCAAAAAGCATGTGCAAGAAAAGAAACCGGCGTTTCTATTGCAACAGTTTATTGGAAGTTTAAAGATGCCGGAATTTCTTTGACATCTGAAAAAACAGAAACAATTAAATCCGTTATTAAACTTTCAGAAAATCCAAAGGAAACTTTAAAAGAATTAGGCATTGAAGACAATGATAATATTGTTGAAAATTTAAAACAAGGTACAAAGGAAAAAACAGAGCTAGATGAAATCATTGATTTGATAAAATTGAAAAAAATTAAATTTAATGAAATAACTAGAAACTTTGAAATGAAAGGCCAGGAAATGACAGATAGAGAAATGGCGCAATTTTATTCATTA